TAAGGCTAGGGCCTCGGCCCATCGCTCGGCGCAAGAATCGCTCACCTCGGTGTTGCTCCATCCAATGCCCTTGGCTTGAGTGATGGTTAGACCTAGGCTCTCGGCTGTAGCCTTGAATTTCTGGTTGTGATACCCGTCCCCGCTCACGCCCTTAATTCCTGCCTGTAGGTCTAGGGAATGGGCCACCTCGTGGAGGAGGGTGCCGAGGATGGCGCGGGGGCCTCTCTGGAAATAGTTCGCGCTTATCATAATCTCGTGAAAATTATCCTCGCCCGATTTCCAGATTTTGGCGTGGGTAAAGTGGCCCATCGTCCGCCCTGTCTTACGGGTGACTAGAATCGTGGCGCGGGGGGCGCCTGTCTTCTCTCGGATAATCTCGTGAGCATTCTCGAGAGCGCTAGCGATATTGGATAGCCTCTCGGTCTTCTCTAGTGTTGAGGTGTTCATTTCTTCTTCTCCTGTCTTCTTGGCTTGGCTCTTCAGTTAGGGGGTAGCCATCCCACCTAAGACCGCCCGAGGGCGGTTTCGCCTAGGCTTTCTTAATGGTTTGAATCGCTATCTCGAGGCCCTTGATTTTCCCGTATAGGGTCTGGCTGTAATAATCCGCGCTGTTGCCCTCGGCGTGATAATCTTCCTGTTCTTCCTTGATTCTTGAGATTTCCATCTCAAGCATTTTCACTAGTTCTTTCATTTCTTTTTCTCCTGTCTTTCTGTAGCCTGTCTCATCAGAGGCGGGAGGCTATCCCCTGCCTGACCCCCTTGCGGGGGTTTCGACTAGTATTTTACCCCGCAAGCCTCGAAAAATAATTCAGGTTTAAAGTTAGGATTTTCCTCACCTAGTAGGACAGAAAGTTGTTGAGCAACAGAGGAGAGAATTACCTCTACGAATTGAAGTTTGGCACCCTCTGCGCCCATTTGAATTTCAACATCTCTAGTGTTGCGAATTGCTTGGCTTAGTAGTTTATAATCTTTTCTAGTCATTTTCTTTTCTCCTGTCTTAGCGTGTATTTCACGCTTATAAGTGGAACTTTACGCCTTAAGCCCTAACTAGTCAAGGGTCTTTTTAGTGATGTCGGTCACATTATTACCCGAACAGATGTTCGATAGATTCCCCCTTGGATAACCTGATACTGATAACCATTATCAATAAGAGAGAGAAGAGAGAGGGGAGAAGATAAGAGGATGAGAGATAAGAGGAGGGGAGGAATGGACGGGGGGAATGCGGGGGAGATAGTCATCTCCCGTTTAAACTTCCATCTCTTGCCATTAATTCCCATTATTAGCCTAGAGTCCCGATTTATATAACCATAGATGATTACTTTATGCCTTAAGAAAAGAGATGACCTCCTCGGGGAAGACCTACAGCCAGACCAGACACACCACTTAGGGAGGTTTGACCCCAGACTATATTAAATCGTCGTATATATATACTATATAGTCACCCAAAATATTTCTGTTATATTCGCCCTATATACCTCTGAACAGGACTTATATCGCCCAAAGGGCGCATATCTATATATTTTAAAAATACTTTGTATAAATGTGTTCGGTTTTACGATTTGAACAGGTTTTCTTATATGTATAGATATTTATATATCTATAGGAGCGTCGCTCCGCCTCTTGCGGGCTACGCGACTTAATATAATATATATTAATATTATATATATAGACCAAGGTGCCCATATTCTGACCGTTTATAGAGGGCCGTTTATAGTAGTTTTTAACGGGGGTATCTGGTGGGACGAAAAGCAGGAAAAGTAGACATCCCAAAGGGCGAGGCTATGGAGCGGGTGCTCCTTCAACTGAGCCAAGGTAGCACTATCAAGGGTGCTATGGAGTCGGTTAACCGCAATGAGGTTACCTTCCGCCAATGGACGATGGCTAGCCCTGACTTTAAGGAAAGAGCCGACAAGGCCCGCCTAGAGGGCAAGGGCGTTAAGGCCGACTTTAAGAATCTAAAAGATATTACCTTTGAGGAATTCTCTGAGCAGTTCCTAGACACCAAGTTGTTTTCACATCAACTTGACTGGATTGACCTGATTGAAGGTCGTGAGCCCCGCTGGGTCCACCCTAGTATGATTTTTGAAAAGGGCGCTGATAACCGAGTCCTGATTAACGTTCCCCCTGAGCACGCTAAGTCCACGGTACTGACCATCAACTATGTCACCTACCGAATTGCTACCGACCCTAATATAAGAATTATTATTGTCTCTAAGACCCAGGGTATGGCTCGTAAGTTCCTCTCAGCAATTAAGACAAGGTTAAGCCATCCTTCCTGGATTAAACTCCAGACAGCCTTTGGACCAAATGGTGGCTATAAAGCGGACTCTCCTACGTGGTCCGCCGATATGATTTATCTAGGCACAGGTCGAGACTCTGGCGAAAAAGACCCTACGGTTCAAGCCCTAGGTTTTGGTAGCCAAATCTACGGTGCACGCGCTGACCTGATTATCCTCGATGATGTCGTGATGAACTCAAATTCCCACGAGTGGGAGAAGCAAATTGAATGGCTTCAAAAAGAAGTTATCACGCGTTTGGGACGACACGGGCGACTATTAATCGTAGGAACCCGTGTTGCTCCTGTCGACTTATACAAACAGATAAGGGACGGCTCTAACTGGACTGGTGGAAAATCGCCATTCACTTACTGCGCTATGCCAGCAGTCCTCGAGTTTGATGAAAAGCCAAGCAACTGGAAAACCTTATGGCCTAAGACTGACCGCGCTGAAGGCGGAGATGATGAGATTGATGAAGATGGACTCTACCCAAAGTGGGACGGACCCGCTCTCTTTACAAGAAGAAGCGAAGTTGCGCCCTCTATATGGGCTATGGTCTATCAGCAAGAAGATGTTACTTATGACGCGATATTCGCACCAGCCTCGGTTGCAGGATGCGTCAACGGTATGCGAAAGCGTGGACCACTTAAACCAGGTGTTCCAGGTCATCCACAATCCCTCGAGGGCTATACCGTTATAGGGCTAGACCCTGCTATGACTGGTAATACCGCAGCCGTTATTGCAACTTATAACAAAGTTGATTCTATGATTTACGTTCTTGATTGCGTAAATATGACAGACCCAACACCTGCAAAGATTCGCACCCTTATCGAAGATTGGGTAGAACGCTACAAGCCACAGGAATTACGAATTGAAATCAACGCACACCAGAAAGCCTACGCACTCGATGACGACTTACGCAACTGGCTCTCGATGTATGGCTGCCAACTCAACTCTCACTTCACTGGTAAGAATAAGTGGGATACTAACTTTGGTGTGGCTTCTATGGCAGGTCTGTTTGGCTCTTTACGAGATGGAAGATTCCAGGATAACAATTTAATAGAACTACCAAGTAACGAAGGTAGCGAAGGTCTTAAGGCTTTAGTGCAGCAATTAATTACTTGGAAGCCTGATACTAAGAACCCTACAGACTGCGTTATGGCTTTATGGTTTGCCGTCATCCGCATACGTGAGATGATGCAACAAGGAACTTCTCAGCAGCGCTGGGTACGTAATCGTTGGGCTACTAAGGCTCAAACTTACCGCAGAACAACAATTAATCTCGACGAAGCCTTTGCAGAGCAATGGCAAGAAACATACGGATAGGAAAACAATTATGCCAGGTACAATGCCAAATAAACCAAGCAAGGGTTTAATAGCAGATGACTATGTTTATGCAAAAGAAGTAGCAGGTCAACCTGCCGCAAATCGCACAGAAGCCCTAAGAAAAAAGCAAGCACAAATAGACCTTGCTTACCTTAAAAAGAAATACCCACATATTCGTAAAGAATATGATGTTAAGGGCGTTACTGTAGTAAAAGTTAATAAAACATATCCAAAGAACTAATTTTTAGTTAGGAAACTAATGGCACTATCAATTGAACAGGTAGCAGCAAGGGTTGAGTCTCTTCGCTACCGCGCCTCAGACAGGGATGCTCGTAACCTTGACGTCCTTGCTGTACGCAAAGGACAAATTGCTAGCGTATACCCTGACTTCTTTCCAGATGGGGTAGATGCCAATGTCGTGGCAAATTTTGTTGATATTGTTGCGCGAGACCTTTCAGAGGTTATGGCACCACTACCAGCGGTTAACTGCAACGCGGCGAATTCAGTTTCTGACCGCGCTCGCAAGTTTGCTGATACACGCACTCGCATTGCCTCTAATTATTTTGCTCACTCAGATTTATCTGTACAAATGTATCAAGGCGCAGACTGGTACCTCACATATGGATTCCTCCCGTTCGTAATTGAATTGGATGAAGAAGCAAAACTGCCTCGCATACGCCTAGAAAACCCAATAGGGGCTTACCCTGAGTTTGACCGCTACGGACGTTGCGTTGCTTTTGCAAAACGTTATACAATGACATTGGGCGAACTTGTTTCCTTGTTCCCTGAATTTGAGTATCAACTCCTCGGCAAATTACGCTATGAGCAGAGTTTAACTCAACAGGTTGAAATGATTCGCTACTATGATAAAGACCAGTCAGTAGTTTATTTACCAACAAAGGGCAACCTGATTCTATCTCAGGCTGACAATCCTTTAGGTAAAATGATGATTGTCTGCGCTCGCAAACCATCTGTTGATGGTGAGATGCGTGGTCAGTTTGATGACATTATTGGTATTCAGTTGCTTCGCAACCGTTTTGCACTTCTTGCTATGGAGGCTGCAGAGAAATCTGTTCAGGCTCCTATTGTTCTTCCTTCTGACGTTCAAGAACTTATGCTTGGTGGCGATGCGGTTATCCGCACAAACAACCCAGCGGGCGTTCGTCGCGTAGAACTAAATTTACCGCAAGGTGCATTCACAGAACAGACGCTTCTTAATCAAGAAATGCGTGTAGGTGCACGTTACCCTGAAGGACGTACAGGTAACATTGATGCATCTGTTGTCACAGGACAAGGTGTTCAGGCGCTTATGGGTGCCTTTGATACCCAAGTTAAGTCCGCTCAAGCAATCTTTGCTAGCGCACTTCGTGATGTTATTCAGATTTGTTTTGAAGTAGACGAAAACATATTCCCAGACGTTAAGACTATTCGTGGTGTTGATTCTGGTTCACCATATGAAATTACCTATAACCCTGTTAAGGACATTAAAGGCGATTACTCAGCCGATGTTCGTTATGGAATGCTTGCGGGTCTAAACCCAGCACAGGGTCTTATATTTATGCTACAGGCTCTAGGTGGAGGACTTATCTCCAAAGACCTAGCAATGCGTGAACTACCATTTACGGTTAACGTCACACAAGAACTTGAAAAGATTGAAGTTGAGAATATGCGTCAGGCTTTACTTGGTTCTCTAACTGCATATACTCAAGCAATTCCTGCTATGGCAACACAAGGTGGAGATGCTAGCGATGTAGTTCGTAAGATTGCTGCAGTAATTAGGGCTCGCCAAAAGGGTGTAGCCCTTGAAGATGCGATTGAAGAAACATTCGCACCTGCAGAGCAGGTTCCTTCTGCTGGGGCTGCCGAACAAATGGTTGAGCAACCGTCCCCTGCTCCCTTAGGCGCTCCAGTAGAAGGCGCTCTTCCTGGTGAAGCACCAGTAGAATTACCTCCTGCAGAAGAAACACCAGATATCTTAAGTCTTCTTTCCAGTATTTCTGGGGCTGGTGAAGCCAACGCAAGTGTAAGAAGTATTCGCCGAAGATAATTTAGGAGGGGACAATGACAACGATTATCGGAATTGAATATAACAACAAAAGCATATTAGTTGCTGACAGTCGTGTTATTGATGACTCTGGTCGGGTATACGCTCACAAAGTAATGAAAAAGATTGCTAAACGTGGCTCTGTACTTATTGCAGGAGCAGGAGAAGTTACTCCTTGCGATATAGCACAGAACATATGGGCTCCGCCACAGTTTACGGCGAAGGACAAAAAAGACCCATACCGCTATATGATAGTAAAGGCTATGCCTTCGCTACGCAAATGCTTAACTGACAACGGTTATACATTTGATGATGACAAGAAAGATGGAATGAGATTCCAGTTCTTGATGTCAG